TCTAACGTTAGACATAGGTATTTCTAAATTTTTATAAAATTTTTAGGGGTGGGGTAATTAGTACTAAGTTATTACAAAGTTTGTTTTGCGGTTATGAAACAGTGTTCGTATATGACGGCAGGGGGCATCGTCTATATGGCTTGGTGGGGGTAGGGTGGGGGTCAAGAACCGCCAAAAACACCCCAAAACAGGGTCAATGTGACCCGAAAATGCCCCGAAAACACCCCCAAAAAGGCTCTCGATGCCTATCAAAACAGGGTGTATGCACAATAGAAGTTGTCTAAGGTAGTCAGCCCTAGGCAATTCAATCAACCTCAAGGAGAAACAACATGACAAACAAAGCAAACGCGTTCAAAACACTCGATACATTCGCTGACTCACGTGTCACGCTTATCACGGGTATGCAAAAAGCAGGCTACGCCACAGTCGAGGAGTGCAGACCCATTGTGATCGAGTGGGCTTGCAAGAAGACTGGCGCGGAGTATCGGTGGAACAAGGCGAAAACCAAGGCCATGCTCGTCACCAGTAGCATGAACTACGAGGGCGCGAAGACTGTGGTGCGCGACATTATGCTGATGATCGAGGGAACTACGCGCAGGGCGTCGAGTGGCAAGAAAGAACCTGCTGACCCTGTTGCGAAAATCATCGAAGCCTTTGGCAAACTCACCCCTGCACAGCAACGCAAAGCCTTGGCGGTTCTCGTTGCATGATTTTCGGGTCACTGTGACCCGATTTTTTCTGCGAACCCGAGAGAAAGAGCTTCTCTCGGTGTTTCGTTTCTTGTCTAACCTTTTTAATTTTCGGAGAACACCATGACACAAAACCAATTCAACGCCCTTTGCAACGAGCACGGCATAGCCCCAAGCATCGCGCTTGAGAACGAGGAACTCATCGAAGCCTTACGCGAGCGCAACGATGAGCAAGTCATCGAGATACTTACCAACAACTTTTAAACCCAAGGAGAACCTCATGTCCAAATTCAAACACTACTCACCCAAAGAAGTCGCGCTCGCTAAGTGGAACAACGAGCAACGCCCCAAGTACATGGAGAAGATCGAGCGTGATGCCAAGCGTACCTTCATGCTTAGACGCATCGAAGACATGGAAGCACGAGCCGAAATTCGGGTCACGATGACCCGAAAATCTTGAAAGGCGAAAATCATAGCGAAAAACTACCTATCCATATTTTCGCGACTATCCGCAAGGTCAGACACCCGCCAACCCGCATCAATACTGGCGTCCTTGAAAAACTGTCCATCTATCTATCTTTTTAAATATATATTTATATATAGGAGTGTCTCTATATATGTGCGTATATTTTCTCAAGCTCGGCCAGCCCTGCAAACCTTGTAGAGTGAAAGCATTTCTCAAAACAGATAGATACTTGGACACTTTTACCTGTACACTAGCGTTCATGCGGTCTGCAGAGTGTCTGACCTTGCGGATAGTTGCGAAAGTTCATGGATACCTCACCCCTCAGAAAGCGAAAATCATGGATACCCCCTACAAACATTACATAAAACTGACCCCGAACCAGCTTCACGCCCGACTCGTGGCACGCAAAACCCCACCGATGCAGGCTGAGTTTATAAAAAAGACAGTCGCAGAACAACAGGCGTTGCTCAAGTCTGAGAACGCTAGGACGATTCAATTAAAAAGAATCTGGAGGGAGTTCATGTCACCCCTTGAAGCTGAGCGTGACAACGTGCAAGGTATGTTGCGATATAAAGGTAGCGAAAATGATGAGAGGCGCGAAGCCTTGGAAGCGTACCTGACTGTGTTGAATTCTTTGAAGGCTCGCATGGTGAACCACTGCAAGCAAGATCGAAAGACACCAACCATGGTTGCGTCAGACAAAGACCTACCCAATGACGGCACGCATTGGACTGATTGGATACCCGCGAAAATCAAGGGGCGGGTGCTTGACCTGTTCGAGCAGATCGAACGCAAGCCAAAGGCGAAAATCAAAATCCCTTTCGAGAGGCTAGTCCCTGCACCCCTTCACGCCAAGCAACTGACCCGCTTACGCAACCGAACACTAAAAGACTTAGCCATGGCTGAGCAAGCGCAAGAGCTTGACCCGCATGAGGACAACGAATCAAAGGTTAGACAGATCAAGTATGCGCTTGACCTGATGGATGTACTAGATGACAGCGAGCCTGTGCCTGCAACGTGGCATGGGCTGAACAAAAACGGGTCACTGTGACCCGAAAGTGTGACTGCTTCGCCGTGTGGCAGTCGCACCCTACCTTGAAATCACACGGCACTTGTAACTTAAGGAGAAAGCAATGAGTAAATTAGAACTAACAGTAGATACGTTAGACAACGAGGCAAAGAGTGCCGTCATCAACATCGGCACGAACGGAGGGTACATCGAGGCGTACATAGATCACTCGTATGTAACCCCGCAGATATGTATCAACTTCTACAACAGCGCAGGCACTGTGTTCTCACGCGAAGCCATGTCATTGGAAATGTTCACATCAAGGAGTAAGTAAATGAAATTTTATGTAATGGGTACGCAACCTAGTACCGAGAAAGCGCTATCACTATCGAGCAAGGTGTTCGATAACCTACAAGAAGCTCTGCATTACAGAGACACAGTAAGCCCTGCATGGCGTCCATTCGTGGCTGTGCAAATCACTGACGAAGTTCAACAAGGAGAAACTAAATGACTTACTTAACAGACGCACAACTACACAAAGCAGCGCAGTACCTTGAAACTAGAGAGGGAGGATTCGCTAACGCTATCGCCCTCGCATACTACCGAGCAGATAAAGACAATGAAAAGATTCTGCTCAACGCTTTCGCACCCCTGTTCGAGAGAGCCTATGAGAAGTGGGCAGACTACGACACACCACAACCAACCAAAGGAGAATGAAATGAAAGTAACTGAACTAATCCAAGCCCTGAATGAGATGCCACAGGATATGCCTGTGCATTTCTGGGCGAATGGCAAACGCCAAACCATCATCGAAGTAAGCAATGTGGGTGACTGCGTTGACCTGTACGAGGAAGAAGCATCACGCATCACAGTTTACTTTGAAGCTAAGGCAGGCGCTCATCAAGTAGCGCAGTTCGATAGTGAAGAGACGTACATGGCTTGCTTGCCTGCACTGGAGAAGCTAGCTGAGAGTAAGGGATATGTAGTAACTGAAAGCAAAGGAGAATGAAATGAAAACGAAGACAGCAAAGATAGCAAACCTGATATTCACTGCGCTATGTATGGCAATGGTGTACGTGGGATATACAGGACTTGATGAGTTCGGGGTTGGATACCTGTGGCTAGGGATGTACACCATCGGGGCGTACGGCTTGGCGTATCAGGTGTTCGACTATTTTGTAAGTGAAGCAACCAACTAACGGGTCACAGTGACCCGATTTTATAAAGGAGAAAGCAATGACTACAACAAACAATACATACGACCCCATCACTATGTGGGACAACTTTGCCAAGGCACGATACGCTGTGCGTGCGGTTCACGCTAACCTCAGACGAGCATGGACGCGTTGCGATGACACGGAGTTCAAGCGACTTGAGGCTGAGCACGATGCACGTAAGTGGATTGTTCGTGAGGTTGAGCGCTATCCTCTGCACTCTGTGATCGAGGCAGCAGTCCTGCTCGCTCGTCCCTATGACTGGCAACAGTTGTTCCTTGAGTGGCCTCATGTATCCCAAGGTGATCGCTCAAAGATTGCCTACACACAGAACGAAGTCAAGGGTCAGAAAGATATTCAGACTGTCACATCGGTTGGCAAGTATCTCAACAGACACTTCGACTTACCCGATCACATCATTCGTGATCTTGTCTCACGCCATGGTTCATCAGCCCGCTTCCAACTCGTACACACTACCGCCGAGATGATCTACCATCTACATCGTGGGCCGAAGTCGTGCATGGTATGGGACAAGGGCAATGGCGTACGCTGTGATGATGGCGTGACTCGTCACCCCTACGAGGCGTATGACCCCAAGTATGGCTGGCACATGGCGGTTCGTGTCGAGGGTGATGTGACGATGGGTCGTGCTCTATGTATGACAAGCCCTATGGATGGCGTCAAGTATTTCGTTCGCAGTTATCTACGCCCATCCAACGAGTCAAGCTACAGTCAGACGGATGACGGCATGGATACGTGGCTCAAGGAGCAGGGCTATACCAAGGAGGGTTACTGGCGTGATGGCGAGAAGCTAGCGTATCACCCTGCAAGGGATGCGTTCCTCGCACCCTACCTTGATGGCGGTGAGCGTCACGTTGATGTCAACGAGCATGAGCGTTGGCTTGTGATCGACTCGGATGGTTCATGGATATGCGAGAACACTGGCGGGTATCCCACCAACGATGAGGAGGACGAGAACTCCTTTGACTGCGAGGACTGTGGCGACCGCACCTCTGATGATGACGGCTACTGGATAGGACGCGGTGAGGATACTCGTGTCTGTGAGTCGTGCCTTAACAACGACTACACCTATGTGTACGGCAGACGAGGCAATCAGTACTATGTACACAACGACAACACTGTATATGTCGACTCGCAGAGCGAGTACTACGATGTGGACTACCTCGATGACAACGAGATCGTTGAGCTTGAGAATGGTGAGTACGCCCCGATGGATGAGGCCGTTGAGATCAATGGTGATTGGTATCTGATGGAAGATGAGCGTATCTGTAGGTTCGAGGACACCGATGAGTACGGCTTGACCGAGGACGGATGGCAGTGCGCTCAGTCTTGCAACTGGTACTCTGACGACTGCGACAAGTTCACCGAGTACAAGGGCGAGCGTTACCATGATGACTACATCCCGCAAGAGATAGCTGACGTAACTGCTGACAAGGACGATGCCGAGGACGAGCCTGTGCCTACGATGCTGACGATGGATATGCTGTGGAATGTACAGATGCTATGGGACTACACCATCGCCATGGACAAGGTCACAGTCAGCCTGACATACACCCACGATGGCCACAAGCTACACGCCGAGCGCATCTTCTTACAAGAGTTCGTCAACAGTGTGGACAGAGCAGAGTTCAACCGCATCCTACGCAATGAACTGTGCAGTGCACTCATGGCACAAGCCAACGAGATCGCAAACAAATACTTAGAAACACAAGGAGAATGAACATGAACAAGAAATCAATACTACACAAAACCCTAGCTCGTGCGTTGTCTGTCAAGCGTCCGCACAATACCCCTGCCGTCTCGGACTTCACCGAGTGGCTATTCAACGCACTACCTGCTGAGCTTAAGTCATTCACATCTGTGGATGGTGCAGGCAACCTACACATCGACAACCGCATAGCAGGCAGCAAAACCCTGTTCATCGCTCACGTTGATACAGTACACAAAGAGGTTGGTGCTAACAAGATCAGGAAGACTGCGACTCACTGGTATGCCGATGGCGCTCCTCTCGGTGCTGACGATGGTGCGGGTGTGGCCATGCTCATGCACCTGATACATGCTGACGTCAAGGGCTACTACATCTTCTCTCAAGGCGAGGAGTGCGGTGGCATCGGGGCTAAGCACATCGCTACGCATCACACAGACTTGCTTGCTCAGTTTGATCGGGCTATTGCGTTCGACAGGCGGGGTATCGACAGCGTCATCAGTCATCAGGGTATGGGTCGCTGTGCATCCGATGTGTTCTGTGAGGCACTGGCCAATGACCTCAATGCCTTTGACGATACGTTGATGTACTCACCTGATGACACTGGCGTGTACACCGACACTGCTGAGTTCACAGACATCATCCCCGAGTGCACCAACATCAGCGTGGGCTACTACAGTGAGCATGGTGACCAAGAGAACCTAGACATCGTGCACTTCGAGGCACTGTCCAAGGCAGTGCTCAAGGTGGTGTGGGATAGCCTGCCTACTGATCGTGACCCTACTGTGCCTGAGTACAAGACATACAAGTACAACACTGGATGGTGGTCTAACTATGGCGTGTATGGCGATGCCACTACACACAACAAGCAAGTCGATAGCAAGTACTTCGGTACATGGCAGGACGATGACTACTGGCAGACCGAGGACTTGATCGATGCCATATACGACGCGATGGTGGGGAACTACGACTTCCTACTTGAGCAGATCAGCGAGGCGGTTTACCCCGAACAACCTGACCTAGCGTTGCGGTTCCTCAACCGCAGGCTACTGACTGACGAATTACTACAAGAAGCGCTGATACAGGCGCGTACCTACGACGCACCGACTGTGCTCTGCACACTGTTCGATGCGATTCACTGTGAAGCATAAGCGGGTCACTGTGACCCGATTTTAAAAAGGAGAAAGTAAATGATTGAAGCGCAACTACAGATGGAGGCAGATGACCTCATCGCCAAATACAAAGATGAAATCATCAAAGAGGGTGATTGGTGGTGGGGCACAGACACGCACTCGTACAACATCCACTGTCTCGATGATGAATGCGATGGTTGGTACAACGTCAATGTGTACAAGGTTGATCCAGTTACGGGCATGGACAACTATGAGTGGATGATCGACTTGCCCCGTGTATTTATTAAAGGAGAAAGCAAATGACTGCAATGACAAAGACGCAGATGGTAAATGCCTGTGCTGACTACGAGGTGGCGTGGTTCTTCGACAGAACCATTGAGGAGCAGAGGGAGGTGTTCCGACACATCCAACTGCATGGGTTTACGGGGTTCAAGAATTACCCTGACGACAACTTGTTTGCCGTTTGTGTAGACAAGGGCATCTTTTTAATGGAGGAATGAAATGAAGACGTACAAAGTAATCGCCCGATCAATATCGTATTTGGATAAGGAGATCGAGGCAGAGAACGAGGAGCAAGCGTGGCAGATCGCCAACGCTTTGGATGGCGACGAGTTTAAATACTCGTTCGCTATGGACTGGGATATTTACAGTGTTGAACAAGTAACCAAAGGAGAATGACATGCAAGGAATAGGCGAATACTACGATCACCTGTTGGCTGAGTACCAACGCAAGATTGACAGACAAGCATACGAGGAAGAAGAAAAGGAGAAAGAAATGGGACGACTGAAAGAGAAGATCATCGAGTTACTTGAGGAGAATCACCCCGCAGAACTTGAACGCCTGACAGGGTACGACGACACGACATGCAAAAAGATCGTGCATGAGTTGTACATGGAAGGGTTCAATGACCGCAACTGTTGGGAACCTGAGAGGGTGGGTGACATCTGGGTCATCTTTGGCAAGAATTTCTCGGGCGAGTGGATAGATGAGAACGGCGACTACCGAGGGTTCGACACTGAGCGCGAAGCTAACGACTACATCAAGGAGACATTTAAATGACGTACGTAGAGAAAACATTTACCGAGAACATGGGCGGGGGGTGCATGGTTGACTTCCTCCTACTGAGCGATGGCCGTTGCGTGGGCATCGATAGCGATTCGATTGTGCTGTACGAATCGTACGAGCAGGCGCGTAATGGCGTTGGCTTCTTAAAGATGATTGACTTGTGGGAAGGGGCACAACAATGACACCAGAAGAAATTGAAGCACGCTACGGCAAGGAAGCATTGGAGCGTCTGTACGACTGCTTGCTACAAAACCCTGTACATGAGTTGGCTGACTGGATACTCACCTTCTACGATGAGCAAGCCATTGACGCATGGGTCAAACAATTAAAAGCAGATGAGGAGGACGAGGCATGATGACACCCTATGAGAAATTCGAGCGGGTAGTACTTTTGTTAGCGGTCATGGTGCTGGCCCTTGACCTCTTGTACTGGAGGCCCTTCTGACTACTATCAACAACCTCTTTTCTAGGGGAATTCCCCTTGACTTCTGTCTAAGCCTAGACAAATAATGGGTAAAATAAGGAGAAATCTATGCAAAAACAAACGCCCTACGACACAGGGAAGGTCAAGATTGGCCTAACCTACACCCCACCACCGCCCCCAACTACGCCTGAAGCTGACTGGATTCAAGGCGTTTTGCTTGGGGATCGGCAAGGTTTGTCTGAGCTTACGCTCGTGACAATTCAATCCATCGGGCTTATAGCCTTTATCATCATTGGCATTTTTTTAATAGGAGGAAATACAAATGCCTGACATGCAGACCGCGTTAAGTAACGCACTAAAAACCACAATCAACGACTGGGAGAAAGACGACATGCAAACCACACAAACAAACACCAAGCCCCGAGGCAAACGCTTCTTTGACGTTACCAACAACGTAACCCGCGCCACGTTCGATTACTTGAAGAAGAACCCTAACCTGACATCGGCTGAAATATGCGCGGACATGACGCGCCTTGGCTTTAAGGACAGTTCGGTGGGCTCGCTCCTTGCACAGTTTGCCAAGCAAGGGTTAGCTGAGAGAGACGATAGGGGTAGGTACATCACCATCGTGGACGAGTACCGCCCACTGAAAGCCAAGAAGAAAACCCTGACCCTCGTGTCTAAACCTGAAGAAATTAAACCCAAGCGCAAGTACGAGAAGAGAGCCGTGACAGGTATCGGTGCGTTGCTACGAGAGAAGCTGGAGAATATGCCTGTGCCTAGCCAAGATGCGCTTGATGCTGCAGCTTATGCCATGGGCGGACATGTACCTGCACAAAAACGCATGATCTCGCTTGTGCGTGTCAAGTCGCCCGAAGATATCTTAAAAGACATGACTGTGTATCAGGCACACGACTTGTACCGCCATCTCAAAGAAATGTTTGGAGGCTAAGATGGAAGATAAACATGACGACGAACCCGCATTCCCCTATCAAAACCATCATGGTCACAAGTTTATGGGCATGACCCTGCGTGACTACTTTGCGGCCAAGGCATTGCCCACTGCGGTGAAGCTAAACACACAGCAGTACAACAGGGAACTTGGTAAAGAATGGTTTTGGGACGACGACGAAGACGCCGCGTTTGCTGCAAGCGTTGCGTATCAATTAGCAGACGCAATGATGAAAGAGAGGCAGAAATGAACTCGACTCAACTGCAAGCCGAACTGATTGAGGGTCTGACCCAAGAAATTTGCAAGACTATTGAAAAATACGAAGGCTCGATACACGCTTCAACGGTGCTGGGCGTGTTGGACATAGTCAAGCACTGCATACTTATGGAAATCATGGAGGAAAATAATGAGTGACACACTTTTTAACAAAGAAGACTTCGACCAAATCTTTGGCAAGCCCGAAATGTACATAAGGCCAGACCCTCTGGTGCGTAACGCTGTGCTTGAAGAAGTAGCGCGTGAGATTGAGAAGATGACTGTGTTTGGCAAAGACACGATCGACAGCTTCGTGGTATTTATAAGGGACATGAAAACATGAAAGATGGAGGCGCTTTTAGTGTAATGGGTAGCAACAATTTTGCAGTTAGCCCACAGCAAAAGTTTACAAAGTTGGTAAATAAACGGGGTTTGCTGTGTTGGAAATGCCAACAAAACAAACCCCGTCAAGGCGGCTCAGAGAAAGTGATGGATGGATTTGGCGGTAGGTTACGCAGATTCATCTGTCAAGATTGCGTTGAAGCTAAACAAAAAACTTTGGAAGAGAAAACATGAATGGTTTTGTCAGACGGCAATTAGATATTGGTAGTACGCAACCTGTGCACAAGTACAAAGAGTGCGCTCGGTGCAACGAGTCGAAGCCACCCGAGGGCGGGATTCAACTGAGCCAAACTAAATGGCACTGCGCAAGATGCTGGGCCAACGGAGTAATAAGCAGGAACTTAAAAAATGCCAAGACCTAAACCACCAGAGCCACTACTGGGACGACAAGTCCGAATGTCTGACAGGCATTGGATGATATTGCAGCAACTTGGCGGGGCTGAATGGTTGAGGACTATCCTTGACAAGAAAGCACCCATGCCCAAGAAGTACTACGACAACGAACTGGCGCGTATCAGCAACCCTGCTGACGCTGTATTTTTACAACGAAGAAAAGGAGAAATAAATGATTGAACTTGCGACAGAAAACGACGGCGAAGAACTCAGCTACGTCAGCCTGTACGAAGGCGCTACGCTTGAGCAAGCTGGCCATATATGGAACAGCGTCATCAAGAGCGATGGCGGTCACTGCCCTGTGTGCGATAGGTGGGGTAAGCTGTACAGGCGCGGTATCAGCGCTGCCATGGCACGGCAGTTGATCTGGTTATGCCTACAAGACCCGCGTGAGGATGGTTGGGTGGACGTACAACGCACTGCCCCTGATTGGTTGCTACGTGCCCCGCAGATAGGTACGTTGCGGCACTGGAGCATGGTACTGGATGCGCCTGTGAAGGGTGTGAAGAGCCGTACGGCAGGGCTGTGGAAGCCGACAGCCATGGGCTTGGAGTTTGCATACAACAAACTTTCTGTGCCCAAGTACAAGTACATCTACAACGACACCGTGTTTGACACCGAAGGCGCTGACGTCACCATACTTGACTGTATTGGTGAACACTTTGACTACAACGAACTTATGAATGCGAACTACTATGGCGAATACACCGGAATGGAAAGTGAAGAAAGCGGTGAGGCTTCTGCTTGATAAGCTGGGCATCTACCACTTCATGCCCCCTGCTAACGGCTTTGGCCGTGCAGGGATACCTGACATCGTTGGCTGTATGGACGGACACTTCATCGCCATCGAGTGCAAAGCAGGCAAAGGCACAACTACAGCCCTTCAAGACAGGGAACTTAACTTGATTCTCAATGCAGGGGGCACGGTGTTCATTGCCCGTGAGCACAACATACCAGACCTAGAACTATTACTGAAGGAGAAACAAAATGAGTTACGCACAAGGTGACTTCTCAATGACAGAGGAAGAACTCGAACGCAGGGTCGAGGCCATGTCAGATGAGGAGCAACACCATTTCAGATTACTGATTCACAAGATCGTGATGTGTTATGGCGAAGGTAAAGCACAGGGTGTGTTCATCATTGGACGCGCTGAAGATCAAGTCGCAGGAGTCGTTACCCTAAACTGTAATGAGATGGAGGCGTCGCAACTCATGTTGGCGGCAAACGATTTTTTCGGCTTTCTCAACGTCCTCGACGCACCACCCAAGGAGAAATTTAATTGACACAAGATGAAATCCTAGATGCACTGCACAAAGTGGTGCAAGAGAACAAGCATTACACAACGTGGACTGTATCAACCCCGCACTTGGTTGCGTTGGTCAAGTTAGCGATTGAGCATGAGCGTGAGGCGTGTGCAAAGATTGTTTTAAACGAGGCTTATCAATATACGTCACCAGTATGGGCATTTGAAATTGTGAACGACATCCGAGCAAGAGGAGATAACAAATGAAATTCAGAAAGAAGCCTGTGGTGATTGAGGCCACACAATGGTTCAAGATGGGCGACCACCCCGCAGTTGAAAAGCATGATCGTGAAGAAGGTTTTGGTAAGGTTTACACGCTTGAAGGGGAGCACATTGTCACCCCTTGCGATTGGATCATCACAGGCGTAAAGGGTGAGCACTACCCATGCAAGCCTGACATCTTTGAGATGACATACGAGCGCGTGGAGGATGTATGAGCACGAGAAAACTTGGCACTTACGCAACACGAGAAGAGTTTTTAGAAAACGAGATTAGAACTCTGAACTACCACATTCAAAGCATGATCGACACCATGAAAGTGATGTCAATGAATCGGCAGGATATGTCGGACGAGTTGGCGCGCATGAAGCAGGAGATCAAATCCGCAGTCCTAGCCGAGCGTGAGGCGTGTGCTGAAGTTTGCAAGAAACACGCTGATTTTTATGCGGGGCTTGAACCAAGCCCAATCGCGCAATCAGCATGGGCGGCTTGTATTGATAACCGTGACACTATTCTAGCAAGGGGTCAGTCATGACCAAACCATACGACAGAATAATAACCATCGACTTCGAGACCTACTGGGACACCAAGGAAGGTTACACACTGAGCAAGATGACAACAGAGGAGTACATACGTGACCCAAGATTCAAAGCCTTCGGAGCCTGCATCCATGAGTACGGATCAGACAAACCAACCCAGTGGTACAGAGGAGACGAACTCAAACGCATCTTGGGTTGCTATGATCCTAAGACCACTGCTGTTCTGGCTCATAACGCTCAGTTCGATGTGTCTATATTGGAGTGGGTATATGACTGGCACCCATGCTTCATTTTTGATTCTCTTTCTATGGCTCGTGCTCTACGGGGCGTCGAGGTGGGAAACTCATTGATGAAGCTGGCCGATGCTTTCGGGCTACCGCCCAAGGGCACGGCTGTGTACAACACCAACGGCTACACGGAACTCACGCCTGCCATGGAGAAGGAGTTGGCTGACTACTGCGCACACGATGTGTACTTGTGCGAGGAGATATTCAAACGCTTGGCCAAGGGCTACCCGTCCAGTGAACTCAGACTCATCGACATGACGCTGAAGATGTACACACGCCCAGTGTTGCAGCTTGACGCCCTCATGCTACATAACGCAATCGAACAGGAGAAAGAAAAACGTGAAGCCCTACTACAAAAGCTCGGCGTGGAAGAGACTGCGCTGGCATCGAACCCGAAGTTTGCTGCACTACTTGAGAAACTCAATGTGGTTCCGCCAACCAAGGTCAGTAAGACGACTGGCAAGCAAGCGCTTGCCCTCGCTAAAAATGATGCCCTATTTCAAACGCTCCTCAACGGTGAACGTGAAGACGTTGCCCTACTTTGTGAAGCGCGTCTTCGGGTTAAATCGACCACCGAACGAACTCGCGCTCAGCGATTCCTTGACATCAGCCAACGCGGTGCCCTACCCGTACCTCTCTCGTACTACGGGGCGCAGACGGGTAGGTGGACGGCGGCCAAAGGCTCGGCCATCAACATGCAAAACCTCAAGCGAGGCTCGTTCCTACGCAAAGCGATTATGGCTCCCGAAGGCCACCAACTCGTTGTCGGTGACTTATCGCAGATTGAACCGCGAGTCCTTGCGTGGCTTTCAGATTACCAAGATATGCTCACGATCTTCAGGGCTGGCGGTGACCCATATGCCGCGTTCGGTTCTCAGATGTTTAATATTCCCGGGCTTACCAAAGAGTCTCATCCAGACCTACGCCAGTCTGCAAAGTCAGCGCTTCTCGGGTGCGGCTACGGCCTCGGGTGGGCGGCTTTTGCGGCGCAACTTCTTGTCGGATTTCTTGGCGCTCCGCCGCAACGGTATTCGAAAGACTTTGCTAAGAAGCTGGGTGTAGACGGTAAGTACATCGACAAGTTCCTTGAGTGGGACGACAACTACACCAAGATGATGGAGATACCGCATACATGTAGCGATCAGGAGCTACTAATTCACTGCGTGGCGGCCAAGAAAATCATCGACAAGTACAGGGCTACAGCGCACCCCGTTGTGAGCTTCTGGGACATGTGCTCTGGCCTCATACAAACATCGCTTGCAGACGGCAAAGAGTTCGTGTATAAATGTATTACCTTCAAGAAGGGGGAGATAGTCTTGCCTAACGGCATGAGCTTGCTCTACCCTGACTTGCGACAGCAGAAGGACGAGAAAGGTAGGAGCCAGTGGATATACGGGCCAGACGCTACCAAACTTTACGCAGGCAAGATCACGAACAACGTGGTGCAAGGCACTGCACGTATTGTGATGACGGATGGGATGCTACGAACCGCAAAGAGGTACTTTGTGGCGGGAACGGTGCATGACGAGCAGATCGTTGTTGTGCCGGAGGCAGAGGTTGAGGAAGCTAAGACTTGGGTCTTGGCTCAAATGACTATGGAGCCGCCCTACATGAAGGGTATCCCATTGGACGCTGACGGTGGTGCGCATCGTCGTTATGGATTAGCAAAAAACTAAAAGGAGAAAGTATGAGATTACCAACGCGTATGCGTGTGGGAAAGAAATGGTACAGCGTGGAGGTGGTGGAAGCCATGCTTCACCGCCGAGATATGGGGCGCACGTTCTATCCAGAGCAGTGCATCCGGCTTGGCAAGACCAGCAACATCACAGGGCGTAGGTTTACCAAGGATGAGTTGGCTGACACGT